TATAGTTGTAACTCGACTAGTTCGTTCTGCTGGTTGAACCTTTTGTGCTATATCATCACGGCCTAATGATCTTGCTACTTTAGCACTACTTGCCATAGCACTTTGTGCTAGAGCACTTGTTGCTGTATCTTTTTCTAATACATCAAAAATTATATAATGACCTGATTCTAATGATTGTACATTATTAGGATAATATACTGTACCATAGTCATATGGATTTTCTTTCATATGAGCTACAGGACTTGTATCGTTTAATTCTAATGGTGATTTGTTTAATATCTTGGCAGCAGCAGCATTAGTCTGTGCCATATTCTTTGCTTTATCAGTTAGAGCACCTATAATACCACCACCTAGGCCTACTAAACCACCGCCTGTTAAATTGCCTAAGTTCTTTTGAATTAAATTTGCTACTTTTGATAGTGCCATAAATAGTTGTATATTTTAGTAATATTTATATGATATGAGAGCAAGTTATAAAGGAATTTATAAACCAACGTACCCTAAAAAGTATGCTGGTGACCCAAACAGAATAGTATACCGTTCGCTATTAGAAAGGCGTATGATGGTATATTTGGATAAAAATGATGCTGTTGAGTTTTGGGCAAGTGAAGAAATACCTATTATCTATCGTTCACCTATTGATTATCGTATTCATAGATACTATCCGGATTTTATATTCAAGTTAAAAACAGGTAAGAAATATATGGTTGAAATAAAACCATATCGCCAGTGTTTTCCACCTAAGAAACCAAAGAAACAAAGTCGTTCTTTTATGAATGAACAATTAGAATATATAAAGAACCAAGCTAAATGGCAAGCCGCTAAAGTGTATTGTGAGGGTAACGATTTAGAGTTTAAGATATTTACTGAGAAGGATATAGGCGTCTATAACTAATATAAATAACCATATGAAACGTGAATTTACATTTTCAAATACAGATTGTAGTTTTTCTTATCAAATATCTGATTTTGACAAGATTACCACTAAAGACTTCTTCGAAGCAATTGATTTAACTACTACAGAAATTTATGATGAAATGAAACAAAAAAATATACCATCAGTAGCATTGTTATTATCTGGTATTGATTCTGAAATGATAGCTAATTCACTATACAATCTTAAAATTCCTACAGAACATTACTTCTTTCATATAACAGGTGTAAACGATCATTTAAAAGAATTAGTTGAATCTATATCTAAAAAATACGATACAAAATTAAATGTGTTTGAAGATACATTAGAAAATGTTTTAAATTATACTTTAAATAATTTTCATAAAAATTATGTTGCTTATCCATTGTATTCAGCCATACCATATTTCATAGATAAAATTCCTACTAATCAATTTATTATTATTGGCGAAGGTGATTTAGAGAAAAGAGATTTAGTAAAATATTTTAAAATTTATGAGAAGAAAGCTAACACTGACGATCAATCTTTTTATATACCTATGCACCTTTGTGAAGTAACTTATAGAACAGCATTAGATAATGCAAATAGAATAGGTGAATCTAATTTTTATAGTAGAAATTTTAATTTATGGCATCATATATTAAAAGATAATAGATTAATTACCAATGAAAAATATTATTACGATCCTAAAACTGTATTGATAAATGAAATGTCAATAGCAAAAAAATTCTTATCACCTATAAAAACTATAAATTTCTCATCTAATAATACTAATTCTAATAATTTAGTAAAATATAATGATATGATGGCAAAGTTAAAAGAAATAGGTCATCAAAATACACACTGGAACCACTATATTGGCGATATAGTAAGAGTACCAAAAGATTTAGTTTTTTCAAAGTAAACTAATACTTTCATCATAAATATAGTAAATGGTTTCAATACTAGATAAATTAACAGACAAACAAGGCGATACGACTAAGTCAACGACTTGGTATAAAAACGCAATATCATCAATTGGTCAAAAAATTACAGCACAAAAACTATTGGCACAAGGAAAACTATCTGCAAGGCCTAATATTGGGTTATTAAACTTATTCTTTTATGATCCAAAGTATAAAGAAACTTTACCATATTATGATACTTTTCCACTTGTATTACCATTAGATAGTATCAAAGGTGGTTTTAGTGGATTAAACTTTCACTACCTAGCACCTGGTGCAAGATTAAGATTATTAGAAAATATGCAACGATATGCCACAAATAAAGATTTATCAATAGCAAGATTTGATGTAAGTTGGGCAAGAGTTAAATCCATACCATTATCAAAAGCAACAATTAAAAAGTATTTGTATAAACACGTGAGATCAAGTTTTTTAAGAATAGATTTAAACCAGGCCGCTATCGCTTGTTATTTACCAGTTCAACAGTTTCAAAAAAGGCCTGCTAGTTCTGTTTATGCAGCTTCAAGGAGTTTTATCTAATGGCAATATTAAGAGGCGGAGTTCGTATTGGTGGTTTTGATATTAGATTAGGTTTACCACGTGATCGTTCTTTAGATAACGTTGAAAGTGATCCACGTTTTAGACAAAAAGCTGGTGGTAATCCTGAAACGACAATGGGTCGTGTACAGGCATATATTAATGAAGCAGAAGGATTTGCTCGTAAAGCAAGATTTTATGTAGAGTTTAATTTACCTAAAGCAGGAGGTGCTGGTATAACTAATATAGATGCTGGTGCTGAATTAAGTGATGCCGCTAACGAATTAGAAACAACATTTAAAAGTTCAGCTGAAATGATTGCTGTACAAAAAGCAAATGCTAGACGTGTACAGGCTTTTTGTTCTGCTATACAAATGCCAGAGCGTACAATTGAAATGAAAGAAGTGAAACACCACGGTCCTGCATATAAGATAGCAACAGATTATAAATCTGCCGATATAACAGCAACGTTTTATGCTGATAAATTTTTAAGAGAGAGAAGTTATTTTGAATTATGGCAAAAAGCTGCGTTCAGTAATCAAAGTCATAATTTTAATTTTTATGACAATTACGTATCTGATGTAAATATATTTCAATTAGGTCAATTTGCAAGCCGTAATGAAAGAGATGATGTAACATATGCCGTTAAATTGTTTGATTGTTTTCCAAAAACTATAAGTGCTGTAGAGTATTCATATGAAGCTAATGCTATTCAAACATTTACAGTTACATTCGGTTTTAGATATTGGATAAATTACTTCTTAGATCGTTCAGGCAATATAGAATTAGGTCAAGCAAACTTTAGAGATGTATCAGTTAAGAGTTCTTTTGGTGCATTTGGAGGCCTACTAAACAAATTACCACCAGAATTAAGACGTGCTGGTGTTGATGTATTACAAGGACTAAAAAGACGTATACCAATCGGTGGTATCACAGGCGGAAGAGTATTTCCTCCTTTTGGTAATTTTCCACCACTTAATTTATAATAAAAGGAGATAATAATGACGTTACCACGAGTTGATGTGCCTACATATGAGTTGACACTACCATCACAAGATTTAAAAGTTAAGTTTAGACCTTTTCTAGTGAAGGAAGAAAAAATACTTTTCATAGCACAAGAAACAGGCGACAACAAACAAATCGTTGAAGCAATAAGAGAAATAATTAATTCTTGTACATTTAATGCTTTAAAAGTAGATTTATTACCTATATTTGATATAGAGTATATATTTTTACAATTGAGAGCTAAATCGGTATCAGAAATATCTAGGTTTAAAACTATATGTCCTGATGATGGAAAAACTTATGTTGAAACTGAAATTGATTTAACTAAAATCGAAGTTCAGGTAGATGATGAACATACAAATAAAATAATCTTAGATGAAAAGAGAAACTTAGGTGTAGTATTAGGTTACCCTACTTTAAAAAACTATGATTATGGTAAGGGTAAAATTGACACCCAACAAATAGAGCTGATGTTTACAATTTTAGTTGATTGTATAGATCACGTTTTTGAAGGTGATAAAATATATCCAGCAAAAGATAGTACTAAAAAAGAATTAAGAGAGTTCCTAGAAGGTCTACCACAAGAGGCCTTTGTTAAAATTAAAAAGTTTTATGAAACAATGCCTGTATTAAAACACGAAATAGAGGTAACGAATCCTAAAACTAACGTGAAAAGTAAAGTGGTTTTAACAGGAATATCT